ACCGATTCAAAGAGTTTGGCAAACAGACAATTATCGAAATTGTCATCGCCTTTGGACAAACGGACCGAATTCAGTCCCAGTCCATCCGGTCTAAGGCTAGATCGGGGCTGACACCCTCCATTGGATTGTACATGGGAAGCACAAGGTTTGGCAAGAGCATCTTTAAGTAGCGAGAGAGCCTTCGTAAATGCAAGGTATTTCGAAGATGCTTTAGACTGGGCAGTTCCGGATACTGTCGAGACAGTACCGTCGGGGAGACTGAAGACGACGTTGCAGACGAATGTCGGGCAATGTGATGGCCCACTTTGGTTGAACGAGACGGAGGGGAACTTGAGCTTAGACTTAGTAACTTCTTCGAGGAAAGAGTTGATCGGATTCTGGGACATGATTTCATATAGGATATATGGAAGGTTTAGTAAAGTTCGAAAGAACAGGGGAATATAATGACAGTACTTATCTAGCAGAGGAACGACTTCTGCGGATAAGTTCACACTTGTCTTGTCCAGTGTGAGTTACTGACATACCCCCGACTATCTTACTTAGAGGTCGAATTGGACCTTCATGAGTCCATAATTCGATAACCTAGGTATTAAATCACCTTCCACCCTATCTTTGAAAATCAGTTCATATTGTTGAGCATTCAAATGTCCCACAGATTCCAGTGCCCAAAACATCTCCGTAACTTCAGCAGTGCCACACTTACAGTTAGCTGCGGTGTTGGCAATGGTTTGGTTAAAACCCAATTCTTGAACCAATTTGGTGAAGTCACGAATAGAAATTTGATACTGACAAAAGTGCTTATAATCACGGCACCTTAACGCAACGGTCTTCTCAAACTTCCTCTTAATGTTCGGGAACACCCCAGTACGGCTAACGGTCATACCGCAAAATTCACCCTCCGGCCGCACTAAATATATAGCATCCAAAGCAGTGTATTTCTTCACCAGGGCCCTAGCATCCTCATCTATAGCAATCTCCAATTGTGCTTTGTCATTATCGTCTCCTTTGTAAATGAACAGAGACGGACCCTTACCACGGAACACATAATTGGTAATCACCTTAGAAACCCTACCATTGCCCCCGAGAGTCATAGGCTCCCCGGAGGTCTTTATCCATTTCACCTTGGCATGGCCATGAGCACTGAAATAGATATGACACTCCTCCCTAAAAGAGAAG